CCTTTACCAGTGATTGCACCGATATCAGCAGCCTGAATCAAAAGACCAGAAGATACTGCTTCTCTTTTGATAGCTTCATTTACCATACGCATTCCACCCATACCAGTTTGAACTACTAAGCTACGCTTAGGATCTGGACCTTGGAACTCAACTTTACCATTAAAGAAGTTGTAGATTTCTCCACGGAACAAATCCAATGTAAAGTTATTTTTGTTGTATACTCTTTTGAAAGAGTTATCCAATTGTTTCCAAAGACCGACAGATAATCTGATATCATCTGGACCATCTTGTTTAACACGTCCACCATGTCCCCACATCAAGTAAGTCTCAATGTCAGTTGCAATTTTAGACAAGTGAGCAGATTCCAAAGTAGTTAAGAAAGTTCTTGACAAATCTCCATTGTCAAATGCTTTTTTCACTTTGTCTTTACCCATTACTTTAACCATGTCCTCTAGGGATGTGATTGAAGGGTCCAAGTTTGATTTATCAAATGTTCTCCAGATCTCAGTTACAGGAACTGTACCATCTGCATTCATTCCACCTTTAATCATCAAGTCAGCACGAGATGAGATAGAATAGTGTACGTGAGCTTCAGCACCTCCTACAAAGTTGTAGAATTCACGGAAACCAGTTCTTGTTTGGATGTCAGAGAATCTCTCTCCATATTCACCTCTTGCAGAACCTTTACGGAATACTTTAGTACCATTTGCTAAATACTTGTTATCCAAGAATTTATAGTTGTCATTATCAACTAATTGTACTGTATAGATGAAACCGTCACCTACAGGAAGAATATCTTCTGTTGGTACAATGTACATCTCAGCTCCGTTGTATTTGTCATATGTGATCATATCACCATGTCCAAACTCACGTCTGCTTAATTTGATACGGAATGTAGTACCATCTACTCCTTTGAAAGAGTTACTTGGTTCAATATCCTCAATGATGTAAGGAAGATCCAAAGATACTGGAGTCTGCCATTTGTACTCACCACGAGCATTATCAACCATGATTACATTTTTCCCACCAAAACTTGACATTTGGTAAAGAGGCATTTCAACTTTTTGAGCCATAGCCCATAAGTCAACTGGACCTAAATCCATAGGCTCAGAATCTTTCAGCATGTTAACCAAGTGGTATGAATCCACATGGGAACTTGCTTGATACGCGGTATCTCTGAGGAATATACCATTGTTTAAAACTGGAGTTGCCATTATTTATTTGTTTTTGTTTGTTACTAATTAAAAAGTTCTCCTAAACATATTGTTTTGACGAGAGATTGTTCTTTGTGGAGATTTGTTAGCAGATGGTTTTCTGCTTTCATCATCTCCGGTATTTGTTGAAGAACTAGAAAGTTTTCTTGATTCTTCAGTTTTTAGTTGTCTTACTGTTTTCTCTACAACAGCTTTACCACCTACTTCTTTCACTTTTGTTCTGTATCCATCTGGATCAGACAACAACCATAATGCTTCAGCAATTAGATCATGTCTTGGTTCTACAAATTGATACTTCTCAAGCAAGTGTCCAAGTAAGTTAGTTTGTTTACCAGAAATTGAAGAGTAGTTTGGTTGTACTAATCCTGAGTAAAGTAACCCTTGTACTTTCTTGTCAAGTTTTAATCCTCCCAACTCACCTGTAGCAAGTGTATTATACACATTGTCTTGGTAAGCTTTTGCTTGCTCAGTTTGTTGTTGCTTTTTGTATTCTTGCTCTGCAAGTTTTCTAGCTACAACTTCTTCATGCATTCTATCCAACTTTGGTTTAAATTGTTTTGCTTTTTGTCCAAGCTTATCAATATCTTTCCAGTCATTGATTTCATCTTCAATTTCCTCTGGACTACCAAAGTTAGAAGCATAAAGATACTGACGTGCAATCTCTGCTTGGTGTTGTTCATTTTCAGGATCAAGTTCAAATACTTCTTCAACTTGAGCTAATGTTCTGAACAAACCTTTAAGATCTTGTCCTCCGTCAGCTACATACTTAGCTGCAATCTGAAGCTCTTCTGGCAATGCTTGAAAGAATTCTTTTGGAGTATTCTCTCTGATCTTTGCTTCTCTATCTTCAAAGTTAGCTTCAAAAAGTTCTCTGAAATCTTTTGTGCTGTATTCCTCTAAAGGTTTATCATCATCAAAAGGCACCAAAGTTCCTTCTTCAATCATTTTAGCTGCAAGTTCAGCAAGACCTGATTTGTCAACCTTTGGTCTTCCTTTGTTACCTGCATCTTCTTCTTGAGAGATTAGGCCATCAAGCTCAGCAATTGTTTCTTCAACTTCTGCTTTCTTTTCCGCAGCTTCCTCCCTTTCTTCAGGAGTTGCTTTTGGATTGTCAATGAACGTAGTATCTACTATGTCTTCTTTAGAAAATAAACTTTTATGTTTCTCTTCTTTCTTTCCGTCTGCAGGTAGCATAATACTATCCGCGCCTGGATTTCCAAAGATCTCATCTAAGTTTACATCTACTTGGTCTACCGTTGTAGAATCCAAAAACTGGGTTTCTCCAGTTTTGTTAATTATGTCATCACTCATTATTGTTGGTTTTTATTACAATATAATATACAAATTAAACTTGAGAAATTTATATTGGGGAAAAAAAGATTTTCACATTATATAGCTAAGACTATTTTTTCTCCCCTTTATTTTTTTCTTTCACATCAAATTTGTTTTTGTTTTCTTGTGCAATCTGCAATTGTTTGTTAGCAATTTCCCTTTGAGCAGCTATCTTTTCACGCTCAATTTGGTTCTTCTGAGTATCAATATTCATACGGTTAACCTCTTTTTCTCTTTGAAGATTAGTTTGGTCTTGGTATTCTTCTGATGCTCTGATCTCTTTCATTGCATCCATATAATCTGATTCCTGATTCTTATTGATATCACTCATGGCTCCCATACCAGATGCGCGTATTTCTGCTACCAAAATATCACGCTGTCTATTTTTCTCTTCCTTAATAGCCTCAGCATCAATTTCCATTTGTTTCTGTTCTTTCTGAGCAGCCAACTGTTGTTCTTGCAGTTGTTGTGCAGACTGTTGTTCTTGTTGTTTAACAGCAGTTTGTTTTTGCTCAGCTTCTTTAAGAACAGAGTTCATTTGTGCAATTGAATCTGACTGTACTAATTTACCTAAGTCATAGATTGATGCTCCGGTAGTATTATTAGTAAGTGCCATTGACTTTAATTGTTCAAGAACAGCGCGGTGATTTGCAGTTGTACTAGCAAAGATATTTAAGTCACGCATTAATAAATCCGTACCATTTATCTCAAAGTTTACTTTTTCATCTGCAGATGTCATGTAAGTTAATCTTGCTGATGGTTTGGTACTGTGATAATACTGTGCTAAGTCTGTACGCATTTGGTGTACCCTAGGCATTAGATAATCACAGTGCTGGATAAAGAATACCTCTGTCTGTGCGTAAGAGGCTGCAGCGGCTTGTTCTACCCCTGTAGCAGTCATCTGTGATAACTGTTGCCCCATCCTTTGCGGATTGACACCAATTACTTCATAAGCTTGTTGCTTAAAGTGACCAGCCAATTGCACCCTAGACATTAATCTTTCTGTCTGAGATAGATCAAGTTTTTGGAAATGGTTAAAGTTTAATGCATTCTCTGTGTTTGTAATACTAGTATCAAGAGGAAGCATTTGGAAATTCTTCATTGCCACATATGCTTTAGATAAGTTTCCTTTCCCCCAGTCTTCACCCAATGAGTGTCTAGGTAAAGAGTTTTGGTCAAGCATAATTACTGTACCTAATTCATCTACTAGTATATCTGCTATCTGGTTATTGACAATATTAAAACCAATCTGGTATGGTTTCATTAAGTCTAACAAGGCAGTTGATTTTGTATTTCTATCTGAGAATACTGCACCTTCTACGGGAAGCTTACACCCATATAGATTGTTGTCTCCCTTAAATTGGAATTTTAATGGTCCAATATGGTTTCTTTCAATGCCTATGTAGATAGGTGAGAAACCTCCAGGATTATTCATACCCCAGAAGGAAGGAATATTTGGTCCAATTTTTACACCACCCCACACTTCATTAATCCAGATCCAATCAATATGTTCTCCAAAGACAAGTGTATCTTTAGTTTTGTTTTTGAAAAGTCTAGTATCATAGATAGGCTTATCTGTTACTTTGTATGCTTCAGTAATTATTTCTGTAAATACTTCACCATTCTCATTGATTTTGGTTAAGTGCCCTACTTTACGCTGAGACTTCCAATAAGCAGTTGTACAACGTAACAAGTATGCTGTACCTTGGTCAAAGTAATCTTCTCCCTCAGAAAGTATCTGATTGATAATATCTCCTCCATCATATACTGATCCAGCCATCATTGTAGTGTACTGTCTGTATGCAAGGGAAGGCATGTTTACGTTCCAGTCATGGTTCTTGGTAGCATCATAGTATGTACCATCATTTTGATATCCTCCGGTAATGTAACCTCCTGACCTGATAGGGTAGACTGCTTCACAAGCTTCCATCTGCTCTTGGGTCATTAAGTAACCGTACTTATCAATAACATCTGATACAGTGTACATATCAATTTTACCTACCCAGTTGCCTTGAGAAATGTATCTAGCATCCGGTGATTTGTGATAGAATGTCAATGGTGGATTCCATAGCTCTACTTCATAATCATCCTCCATCATTCTGAAATGCCAGAACTCTCTGTCAGTAATAAGCATATCTCTGAATCCTCTTTCCTCAAGTTCATCCATGCGGAATCTTTCCACATCAACTTGGTGTTGGTGAGAAGCCCATTGCTCTATCATACCTCTGTAATCCTTTTTGAAGAATTGCTCAATCTCTGGTAATGACTTTATGGTATCTGGTTGTAATTGTTTGTTTGCCTCTTCAGAATTTGGATCTAGTCCTTGTTCTATTAAGGCCGCCATAATTTTAGTTTGAGCATCTGCCATCAAAGTATCTTCTACCATCTTGCGCTTCTGCTCCATCATTTCATTATAGGAGAAATCATCTACTGCGCGGTATGTTAATTTAGTTGATCTTTTAGCAAATTCAGCTACTAGAACATTAATAACATTTGGGATAATAGGATAGAACTTAAGCTCTAATGCTGAAGCATCTTCTTTAGTCAAGATCTCTACAATGTCTCTGTATTCATTATCCTCTTCAATAAGATAATCTGTCTTGTCAATAATACCTTTTGCAAGTTTATAGTTCTTCATTAACCTGCGGGCATTTCTGCGGACCTGTTTAAGTCCATTCCACTCTAGCCAGTCAAGGTTCCATGCTGCCCATTCTTCATCTTTATCAACATTAGACAAAAATTGCAAAGGCTGAGTAATACTACCCATCCTATTATGTTGAGTCTTGGCCCCTTTCTTTAACTGTAATGCGTTATATATTTGCATAGTTCTTATTTAAAGTGTTTAAAAGGTGAGCGTTTGATACTATCACTTCCTTTATAAACTGATTTACCCATATGACGGAATGGGCTATTATTTAATTTAAACAAATTTTCGGACTTTTGCAAGTTTTTAGCTGCATCATCCATAATAACTCTCTTAGTATATCCTCTATTTGATTGCTGTATTCTCATGAATCCAACTAATGCTGCAAAAGAAACTAGTCTATCCACGTTGACACCATCAGAATATGCGCGCATTTCTTTGAGTAACATGATGTCTGGAATTCTTTCTATACCATATTTAGTCCTTACAATAGTACCATCAGGTTTAGTTTCATGATCTATTTCTTCTTTAGTATATTCTATGGCATAACTTAGTAAGTGAGCTTTAAATAATGTACCTGTATTTTTCCAACCATACTCCTGGAATACATTGGCATTGGCGCCAAGATCTTTCAAGAACATGATTTGGCTTTTAGGGACAAGATATCTTTGCTTTCTTCTGCCTATCATATACTGGATAAAAAGAGAAATGTTATTCTCAATTAGGGCCCAGGCATTGTACCACTCTATGATAAGTTCAAGTCTCTGGTGAGTTTTATTAATATCATCAAATCTTCCAC